CGCTTTCGGTTGCTGAGATCGGAACGGATTCATTCTCCGCTTCTGGTATTACCGAACGGCTTGGTATACTCGCCGCAACCGAAACCGGAATTGACACCGCAGCGGCCGGTGGTAAGGTTTTGGTTTCTGGATTCTGCAATGCAACAGAATCGGGAACAGATATATTTTATGCGCTATTTTTTGAGACATATCCGCTAGCAAGAATCAGTCAAACCTATCCGATTATCAGCTCGCAGACGTACCCGCTCGGCGGATCTGCACAGCTTTACCCGATCACCGGCTCGCAGACTTACCCGCTGGCAGGCACAAGACAAACCTACCCATTGGAGGCCGCATGACCTTGATTGTTGAAGATGGCACCGGCCTACAGAATGCTGAAAGTTATGCATCCGTTGCAAGTGCAGATACCAGAATGGCCGCACTCGGCATGACGATCTGGACAAGCCTGGTTACCGAAGAAAAGGAACAAGCTCTGCGCAGGGCCACTGTGTACATGCTTCAAACTTACCGCAGCAGGTGGCGTGGAAGGCGAAAACTCGGAACACAAGCACTGGACTGGCCACGCGAAGAAGTGACCCGCGACGATTACGGGATTTTCCTCATATCTGGCTATTACGCATACTATCCAGACGACGAAGTACCAGCCGAAGTAGAAGGGGCCTGCATTGATCTCGCGCTCAAATCCGCTGCGGGAGACCTGCTGCCCGACCAGTCTCAAGGTGTTGTTCGTGAGAAAGTCGGCCCATTGGAAGTTGAATATGACCGCTATAGCCCGCAGCGTAAAAAATACAGCGCAATTGACGGGCTTCTGAGGCCGCTGCTGAAGGCTGACGGGTCAGGGGTGGTACGGACATGACGTTCGATTATGCGCGCTCACAAGCCACTGCATTGCGCCTGCTGGGCAGTTTCGGGCAAGCAGTGACTCGCAGAACGGTTACAGCGGGCGCGTATGCTCCATCGACAGGAGCGGCAACAGTTACGACTGCCGACACCAGCAGAACCGGGGCTGTTTTGGATTACACTGACCAGAGCAGACAAGGCGAGCGGTATATTCGCGGCAATCTGGTGAAAGGCGAGGACAGGCAGTTGCTACTAGATGGTACCGGGCCTGCTGAACTCACGGACAGATACGTTATCGGCGGCACTGAATACTCAGTTGTTTCGGTTTCGGAAATAGCGCCAGCTGGAACCATTGTCATGTTTGATATTCACTTGAGGCGAGCATGACCTTCACTGCTGATTTGTCTGCATGGTGTCGCAAGACTGCGCCTGAATATGCAGACGGGGTGGTTCGCAAAGTGCTGATGGAAATTGATTCAAAACTGGTTCTGCGCTCGCCGGTCGGTGATCCGAGCAATTGGTCGCCCCAGTCACTTCCAGCGCCTCCGGGGTATGTCGGGGGGCGATTCAAAGGCAACTGGCAGTATTCCCGCAATACCCCGAAAACTGGCGTGATTGATCGGATTGACCCAAGCGGAGCTACCGGCTCTGCGGAACGAGTCGGGGCTATAATGTCCGGCCCTGCATCCACTGTTCACTGGTTCGCAAACAACTTGCCATATGCAGAACGGATTGAGAATGGCTGGTCTGAGCAAGCGCCAAGCGGTGTGGTCAATTTGATAGAACTGGAATTCCCGTCCATATTTGAGCAGGCGAAACGATGAGTGCCGTTTCAATCCGAGCAGCCCTCGAAACCGCATTAAATGGTATGAGTCCAGCCATAGCTACCGCGTGGGAAAACGTGCCTTTTACAACGCCGGCTGAATCAGTCCCGTATCAAGTGGTGCATTTGCTGTTGGCAGAACCTGATAACTCTGTCTACGGGGCAGAGCATAGGGAACTGGGGTATATGCAGATTCGGCTGCTCTACCCGTTGAACGCTGGGAGCGCGGCAGCTTTAACCAGGGCCGAACTGATCAGGGATTTATTCCCCAGAGGGGCCACATTTCAGAGCGGGGGTATTTCGGTTATAATCATGCGGACACCGGAGATTCTGCCGGCTGCTGTTGAGGACGGGCGATTTGTAGTCATCGTCCGAGTGCGTTTCTACGCGAATATTTTCCATTAGAGGGCAATTTTATGCCGACGATCGCATCTGGCATTCTTAAGATAAGCAGTTTCAAAAAGCAGTCTGGTATCGGCGTTCCATCTACGGGTTCGGGCGGCAAAGAAGCCCGCCGAGTTACGTCCGTTTTCAGCGCACCGCGTGAAATGTATGAAAGTGCTGAAATCCAATCTCATCACCAGAGCACTGGCTCTGCTTATGGCTTGTCCAGAGCTGAAGGCACGATCAACGGCGAACTGTCGGCGGCGACCTATGCTGACCTGATGGGTTCGATTGTTGAAAAGACTTTCGCAACTGGCGTAAACAGCACTGCTTTAACGCTGACGTATGGCGGCACAGCTGGGGCATGGACTGTAGCTCGCGCTACTGGTTCATTCCTTACTGACGGCTTCAAAATTGGTGATGTGATCCGTGCATCTGGCGGCAGTGTTACCGCAAACAATACTCGAAATTTCCTGATCAGCAACGTGGTGGCGCTTACCATTACCTTTTTGGCATTAGATGAAGCGACTGTTACGGCTGGCAGCTCAACCACCACCACGCTTACCGTCACCGGGAAAAAGACCTTTGCTCCAACGACCGGCCACACGAAAGATTATTACACTTTTGAGGAATTCTATTCCGACCTGACCCGCAGCGAGACGTTCGCAGATTGCAAAATTGCATCTGTCGCAATATCACTTCCGGCAACTGGTAATGCAACCGTAGCACTGAGCTTGATTGGCTTGTCGCGTACACTGGGCAACGCTCAAGTGTTGACGACCCCAACACGCACCACGACTCCGATCATGTCGGCAATTAATGGCGTGATTTTGATTAACGGCGCGGTTCAGACCGTTGCAACCGGCATCAATTTCACGATTGAAAACGGCGCAGCAAACGCAGGCGCAGTCATCGGCAGCAATTTCGGCCAAGATGTAACAACTGGCCGCATCCGCGTATCTGGCACATTTACTGCGCAGTTTGATGCAGTGACGTTGCAGACCTTGTTCAACAACGAAACCAATACGAGCATCACGGTCGCGCTCACTGGTGACAATACCGGCTCTGCTTCGTTCCTGGCATTCACTATGCCGCGAGTGAAGATCGGCAGCGATACACCAGACGACGGCGAGCAGGCCATCATGCGGTCGTATTCATTCACTGCTGAGTACAACGCGGCAGGCGGTACTGGTATCGCAACCGAACAGACCATCATTTCCATTCAGGACTCTGACGCCTGATAACCCTGCACCGGCTCGGCAGTCTGTTACTCGTCGCGGGGTGGCAGGCTGTCGGGTACGGGCCAACCCCGCGAGGATGTACCGATGTTTACGATTGAAGATCTTGATGCTGTAAAGGCTTGCTCTACACCTTTCGAAATTGAATACCGTTTCGGCAACGGGAAAGGCTCTGGCGTTTTCTTTCACGTTCTTGGCGACGAGGCCGAACCAGTAGCGGTTGAGACTGCCGCACTAATGGCAGCAGAACGCGTGCGCGCCGAAGCTGGCGACGGCTACAAAATGGACGCCGCGAAACTCGGAAAGCACATGGCTGCGATCCGAATCTGCGGATGGCGTGGCATCAAAGAAGAATACAGCCGTGAAGGCGCAATCAAGCTGTGCATGAATAACGTGGCGATTGCCGACCAGGTGATGTCTGCCTCAAAGAATATGGGAAATTTTATCAAAGCCTGACGGCTGATTTGATCCGTTGGGCTGCATCGGAACATGTGCTGAGTGAAAAGCAGGACGACGGCCATTCGCTTCGGGTGCATCTGGAGGCAATAGAGCGTAAGCAGAAAATGCCGCACGCTCTTATGTCGGGCCGTAAACCGCTGATGCAGAAGGCGCGTTACCTGTGGCACTGGTGGCTGGAAATGAGATCGAACGCCGGCAGCGACTCAGTAACTGCTGCAACCATGCAGGATTGGCAGTGGCTTACCGGCAACAGGTTGAACATGTACGAGCGGCGGATTATCGCCACGCTAGAAGCACACTGGAGACGCGGCTTTGACCGAAGCAACACTGAAAATTAAAGTCGACGCGTCCGAAGTTGATAAAAGCGCACGCTCACTTGACGCGCTTGCTACTTCAGGCTCGAAAGCTGAAACGGCAAGCAATAAAGTCGCCGAATCCACAACCCGCGTTTCTGATGCCGCCAAAACTGCGTATACCGCAATTACCGCGCTTGCCGGTTCAATGGTGGTCTCGCAGGTGGTCGCGTATGCCGACGAATGGCAGAACGCTGAGAACCGGCTGAAACTGGTTACAACGTCCTCACAAGAATTATCTCGCGTACAGGGTGAATTGCTAGGTTTAGCAAATAACACTCGCGCAAGCTTTTCCTCCACTGCCGAACTGTATACAACCCTTACTCGCTCAACCACGGCGCTCGGACTGTCCACCGAGGAATTGCTCGGCATTACGAAAACCATTAACCAAACTTTTCAAGTATCTGGCGCAACGACCGAATCCTATAACAATGCAATACGCCAGCTTGGGCAGGGTCTCGCTGCTGGAGCATTGCGTGGCGACGAATTCAACTCAGTAGCAGAACAAGCGCCAGGGATCATGGATGCTCTTGCAGCCTCTCTGAATATGACCCGTGGCGAGCTGAGAGAGTTTGCAGCTACTGGTGGAATATCGGCTGAGATTCTGGTCACGGCCTTGCAAAAGTACGCAAGCACCGCAGAAGGCATGGCAGCAAAATCTACCCGCACGTTCGGCCAGTCGCTGACGGAAGCGAGGAACAACGCGTTGGAATTCGTTGGCAGCAGCGATGCAGTGAAAACCAGTGTTGGTGCTGCTGGGACGGCATTAGTAACGCTGTCGGAAAATTTTGAAACCGTTGGCAGCGTTGCAGGTATTGCCGCGCTGGCGTATACCGCGAAATTTATCCCGTCGATGGTAGCTACAGTTACCGCAACTGAAACTCTCACCACCGCAGCCACAGCGTTGCGCACTGCGATGACATTACTGGCCGGCCCCGTTGGTATCGTGGCCGCTGCTGGAGTCGCGCTGCTCGCATTGGTGAAACATCAAGAAGCAACGGCAGACGCAGCATGGGCGCAGGCTGGCGCATTTGACGAAGTTCGGGCTAAGCTGGGTAGCCTTACGCAACAGGAGCTTGCTCAGAACATTCTGAAAACAAGCGAACAGATTCAGAAAACAAAGGAAAACATTGCCGAGCAAGAACGGCTTATTACAATTTACGGCGAGAACAGCGATGGCGCACGGGCGTCAAAAGAGGAAATCGGGCGGCTCTCGGTTGAGCTGACTGCACACACCAGCAACCAAGCATCGTTACGCGGCCAGCTTGATCGCGTGAAAGAAGGCTTTGTTGCTACCACCACAGCAACCGAAGAAACGCACGAAGCAACGAAAGAAGCCAACGTTGAAC